GGCAAATTGTAACCCGTATCATCATAACCCAAATCACTGGGTTTGTTTATGAAAACTGCCCAGGAAGAAACCCATTTCCAAAACTCCTCTTTTTTGTTTGGGTACAAAGTAAGATGGCCGGCTTTGGTGGAATCTCTTTGAAAGAATCTTGTAAGAGCGTGACCACGGTCAATTACTCCCAGATAATCGGCATAATTCAGAATCTCGATGAAATCATTTGGCGTAGGTGTTGCCGTGGCGACAAAGCGATAATTTATTTTTCCGAAATGTTTCAATACGTAATTTGTAGTTTCCGTTTTCAAGTTTCTCAAAATAGAAGCTTCATCAAATGAAACACCTCCAAATAAATCAGGATTAATATCTCCTTTTCGAACACGTTCGTAATTGGTGACGTAAATTGCTAATTCTGAAACATCACATACATCTTTTTCAGATTGCAATGCGAAAACATATTCTTCAGATATTTTTTCTAAAACATTTTCATTTCCATTTTCGATAGCTTTAACAGCTGTTAACTCTATTTGTTTAACTCTTATGCTATCCGTATCTGTGATGTATTTTATATCAAATTCAGAACCCAATAGTTCATTATCATCCCGAAACTCACCAACAACTCCCAACGGCATACAAATAAGAAAAGGCTTTCCTGTCATTTTAATGATCAACCTTGCAATTTCCAACTGCATCAATGTTTTTCCAAGTCCAAAGCTGGCAAAAATGGCACGGCGACCTCCCGAAATTGCCCAATGAATGATGTCTTTTTGGTGCGGCAAAGCAATTGGATTAATGTTTGATTTGTCTATTTCAGTTCCAAAAGTTCCAGCAACAACAATCTTTGCTTCCAAGAATTCCGTGTAACCTTCGACTGGTTTTTTATTTTTTGTCATATTTTATTTAATTTTTTACTCGTTTTTAAAATTTGATTGTTAATTAATTATTCTAAAGAAAAATATTGATTTATAATGCTTATTGTCATTTCAAATGACCAACTAAAGCAAGCATAATATCCTTTTTGTTTTAACTCATTTATTGTTTTCAATTGAGCTTCTAAATGCTCATCTTTTAAAATTTCTCCGTTTTTTTTGAAAGGAGTTTTAACTTTTAATTCTATAAATAATCCTGAAAATTTGCCTTTTGGCTCAAATATTAATAGATCAGGAGTTTTGAAATTATTTTTTTGAATTAGCTTATTTCTGTTTTGCTGTGGTATTGTTAATTTTACCGATGCTATGGTGTCGCTTAAAAACAATGCCTTTGGATATTGAAATGAAATCCATCTACAAACTTGCTTTTGAAGCTCGAATTCTGGTTGATTTTTACTCATAAAAGAAAATGTTTTTTCTTACGGTTCTATTCCATAAGGTTGAATAATTTATGTTTAACATCCTTGAAAGCTCGGCCACTGTGTATAAATTATCACGATAAGATATATTAACATTTGTTGATTTATTATTTTCTTGTTCGTAAACATCCGCCCATTTACAATTGGATGGTTCATAGTTTCCGTTATAATCTATTCTTTCAATTGAATATTTAACATTTGGCTTTTCTCCCATATCCTCAAAGAAATTTTCAAATGATTCCATCCATCTTTCACAAACTTTAATACCTCTACCTCCGTAATGTGGATATGATTCATTTTTTGGATTATTACATCTAGAAATCATAGTGTGATATGTTGTGTATATTGATGTTTTTGATAATCCGTGCGTTTTATTATCAATTTTAGATCTTTTACTTGTTACTTCTTTTTGTAAGCAAGAACAAGATTTAGTCCATCCGTTTTTTAATTTACTGCCTATCACGTTGATGGTATTTCCACAATCGCATTTACACTCAAACAAAACTTTACCTTGTTTTGTTCTTTCTGGTACTTCAGACAAAACAGTTAGTTTTTCAAATCTTAAACCGATAATATTTAATTTTTTCATAATATGTTCCTAAAACAAAACCCCTAAAGAGCTACTACACATCTTTAAGGGTTTGTTGGTTATCCGAGATGGATAAATGTCTTAAATGCAAGTAGTAGATTGCGATACAAATATATAACATATTTTATTATAATCTAACATAATATGTTATTTATTTTTAGAATACATCAGGATCTATGCCTATTAAAATTTTGCTCATTTTGTTTAATATTTTACTGGGTTTTTGTCTTTAAAATGTCTGTCGATTATACCGTTGATGATGCTTATTGATATTCCGAAATGCTCTGATATTACTGTAATTCTGTTGTCTTTTTGATTTAAAAAATAATCGATGATTTCTTTTTCTTTTTCAAAAGGAATGATCAGCGGTTTCTTTTTATCCAACTTCTTTTTTGAATCCTTCATAATCTTGAATGTGATTTTTAAGATAATTCGATGCTGTAATGCTTCGACATTTGTTGACCACGCTTCCAACTGGCTTTTTATCTGTGATTTTGTTGTGCAAATCTTGAAGAAATGTTTTAGAATTAATTCCATATTTTCCTCTGATTTCTGCCTGTTCCTCAATTTCGTAGATTCGCAATTGTTTATGATACAAGACTTTCTTTTCTTCTTTGGTCATTGCTAACTTTCCGGAATCTTCAAGTTTTGAAAACAACAGCCAAGCATCGGAGCTAAATCCTTTTTCAGTTAGATCATTGAAAACTATTTTTAACAAATTTTCAAAATCTGCTGCTTTTTGACTTTCGGTTCGTTCCGGTAGTCTGTTTTGAATTTGTTGCTTTTTATGATCGTAAACTCGTAAACTTTCATTTCTAAAATTTGTGTATTGATTAAGAATTTCGCCAACTGAAACACAATCCAACATTCTGAAAACTTTTAGCTCTGGAAACTCTTTGGCCACATACATTTTGAAAGCTTCTTTGATTTCTGGAATGGTCAAGGTTCCAAATTTTGATTTAATGAAATCTAAAATCAAAGGCATTTGAAAATCAAGATTGTCCTGTTCTTCTTTGCTGGCTGTTTTGATGTTTAGAATTCGAATTAAATAATTCATTAAATCCTCTATTTCAGCAGCGACCATTACGTTGCGAACCTTTGGAAAATCTTCACTAAGTTTAGCGAGCGTTGGTTTCGATGATTCGAGCTGCATCAAACTTGTATGCTGTTTTTGTTGGAGTGATAAATTGTGGTTGTTGTTTTCCATTTTGTTTTGATTTTATTATTTCGCCCGGAAGCCATCTTGAAAAATGCGAGGCGTATTCTTTTTTTGAAATTTTGTTGTCTAATTCAGAAATTAATTTTTTGTTGAAATCATCAATCCATTTTGGAATTTCTTGAGGAGTGATTTTGTTTTGCATTGCAATTGTTTCGAGCCAACTTTCGCTTTCTAAAATTTCTTTGGAATAAATTTCATTTTTTGAAATCGGAATTTTATTTATATTCTCTTTTGTTTCTTTTTTTAAAAGAATATCATTATCATTTACAGTTACAGTATCATTAACAGTATCATTAACAGTAACAGTTACATGTTCGTTTGGTTGGCTTTGGTTCGTTTTTTGAACCATTGGTTCGTTTGGTTCGTTTTCGTTCGTTTCTTGAACGATTGCTTTCCTTGCTTCACCACTTTTTAAACCTGCTAATCTTCCTAACTCTCTTCTTCTTTCCTTGGTTGTCTCATATTTTACCAAATCACGCTTCAATTGTAACTTTATAGGCTCAAAAACTAATTCTACAAGTAAATCATCTACTACCGGATTTTCATCGTTTACGTATGATAAAATTGTCATAAATAACTCCCCTTGTTTTTCTTTTGGCAACTTTTTAACCGTATGAATCAAATCTGCATACAGTACAAATGATTTTTTATCTTCAGCCATATCAATTTTTACTTTTTAAATGGTACATTGGTTAATTTTTTCTTAGAAAGGCTTATTTTAAGACAAACTTCCAAAGGTCTCTTTCTGCCTTTTAAACTCTCACTTATTTTTATTTTTTGCTCTTCAGTTTTTGGAAGGCCTTTTAAAGATTTACTTTTTTTTAACCTTGACTCTTCTGAAAATACTCTGCCAATACCTGCCCTTCCTATTTTATCTTTTGTTTCTTCAGATAATTTTTTTCCTTTATGAGATAAGCTTATTTTAAGCTTGGTCTCTTCGGATAGTTTTTTCCCTAATTGTGAATTCTTAATCTTTAATTTAGTTTCATCTGAAAAAAGAGGGGAATTACCTCCGCTTTGAAGATTTAATCCTTTTTTTGTATTGAACGACTTGTATTTTTTTATGTAAAATATCTCACGCTCATCAAGCATTTCAGCACTACATAATTCAATTATTTCAAATGTATGATTCTCCCATCCGTATTTTTTAATAGAGTTTTCTAGGCGTGATTGACCTTTTAATTGACCTCTTTTATATACTGATTTTCGTCTTTCACAATCGATAGACTGCCCTATGTAAATACATTTTTTAGCATTTGTTATTTTATAAATTCCACACTTTTTCATCATTTCTTAAAGGGTATATTGGTGAGTTGTCGGCCATTGTTCCAGATGGCAAAACGACCTTCATTATCGACTTCTATTTTCATTGTTTCAATCTTGCCAAATTGGTTCAAATTACCCCCTAAATCGACCACCCAAGCATTCTCTTTGTTGGGATGAATACGCATTGCGCGACCTACAATTTGATAGAATAAAGACAACGACATTGTGGATCTGGCCATCAAAACGGCTTCGAGTTCCGGATAATCAAAACCAGTGGTTAAAACACCTACATTGACCACACATTTGATGATTCCTTTTTTGAATCTCGAAAGGATGCGTTCGCGTTCTTCTTTCTTGGTATCGGAGGTTAAAAGAACCGCTCCAGGAATGCGTTTCACTACTTGCTGCGCTTCGGTAATCAAGGCACAGAAAATCAATAAATTTGGCTTTTTAGAAAGAATGTGCATCGCATATTTTACGATTCGGCCTGGCATATCAATTGACTTGTAATAGCGACTTAACGAAGCTGGTGTAAAATCGGTTCCTGAACTGTTTAGCTCCAATTTTGAGCGATCAATTACATCAAAGGAGTAATACTCTAGCTTTGCTAAATAACCAGCGTCAAACAGCGTATTATTTTGAACGTAGTACAGAATTTCGTTAAATATTCTTGGTGTACTTCTGGTTAAGAATGTAAGCTGTGGTCCTTCTGATGTTTGCGATAGTCGATACGGTGTGGCGGTTAGGCCTAAAACATTGGCTTCTGGAAAATGATTGATAAATTCCTGATACATTCCACCGTCTGAATTGACTAAATGACATTCGTCGATTAGGATGTTTTTCAGACCGGTAAACAAATGTTTTTTATTGATTACGCTGCCAATGGTGCAAAAGGTAACGCGACTAATGTATTTCTCGCCAGCTGATGCGCTGTAGATAGATGCTTTTCCGTATCGGGAATACTTTTCGTAATTCTGCTCCAAGATTTCTTTTGATGGCTGGAGAATAACCGTTTTACCCTCCAGCGGTGCTACTAAATTGGCGATAACAATAGATTTTCCAGCGCCAGTTGGCAAAACTATCACGGCATTATGATTTGCATTGCCTTGTAGATAATTTACCCCTAAACGAACGGAATCTGCTTGATATGGCCTAAGTTGAAATCCCATAACTAAACAGCTTCTTCGTCGAATTTTGCGTTTTCAAAAGAAGCATCTTCTGAGGCAAAATCCATGTGCATTTGCTCAGGTTGTGGAGCTACTTTACCATTCATATAGAACTCAACTTCTTTGATGACGTTGTCTAAAACTTCGGTCAATTGGGTCAAGTAGAGGTAAGAACCGTTTAGTTTTACCTTTGGAGAATCAAACGAGATAATACCATTGGTTACGGTTTTGGAACCGGAGATAATCAAAGCTTTATTTTCTTCGACTCCAGTAATTTTGAAGGATGAAACAGAGTAGTTTTCGGTTTCGGGTTCTGATTCTAAAAATGAAAGCTCGGTGGCGTTGTCATTTCCGGTGAAAGCATCGTCAAGGTGTGCCAAAAACACATCGAATTTTGAGAAGGCGTCTTGTAAATCATCGTGTACAATGTGCGTACCTTTTCGCGATAATCCATCACCTTTCATTTTGCCTACTAATAATTCGTAGCTGTAATTACAAAGGGCATCTTTGAGTGAAGCGCTTTTAATTTCTACGTCTTTTTGAACTTGGTCTGCTAATCCTTTGTTTGATACAGCTTTCATAAATTTGTCTGCATCGATTGTGAAAACTTTTTCTTTTGCCATGATTATAATTGATTAAAAATTGATATTTGGTTTCGGTTTTGTTGCGATGCGTTGGCCTGTTGTATTTGGCTGTATTCTCTGCTTATCCAAACTCGCAACGGTCTTTGGTGAGCATCTTTGTTGGTGCTTTTTTGGGTTCTTTCGGTGTCGAAAATCAATTGGTTTTTTGATAATTTCCGGAAAGGTGCTCCAAAAACTGCAGGTTGTGCCGGTGGTGCGTTTCCAGCCTCGTAATAGGCTTTTTTCAAATCATCGGCTGTAAAGGGTTTCATTTGTTTTTTTACCCAGTTTTCAGCAAATTCATAAATGGCAGTGGCGTGAGATTGGTTGTTTTGTTCAACCTCTTCAACGGCTTGGTTTGTGAGTTCAAATGGTGTCATACGCTTAATTTTTTGGTTTGATTGGTTCAAATGCAGCACAAGCAGCATCTTTACATTTTATTTTTAATAGTCCGTTATTGGTCCGGTTTGATTTCCTAACACCGCAATACTGAAATACTTTAGAGTTACATTCCCATCTTTGGCGATGCTCACAACCGTTGCAAGTATTGGTTACTTTTGGAGCTGTTTCTTCGATTTCAAATAGTTTCATAAATACTCCTGATTACTGTGTTTACTAATTTCATTTTCTAAGTCTTGTAATAATGATAACTCTTTTGGTTCTGGGAGATAAATCCCAAGTTCATTGCTTGAAAAATTCCTAAACCTATTAATGGCCAATGTTGTTTCTGCAGTGTCTAAACTTGCAGTACTTCGCCAACGCTCAATTTTGAATCCTTTGATTTTACCCTCAAATTCTCCTTCATAAAAAATGGCTGAATTGACGTGCTTTTTAAATATTTCCTGTTTTACTTCTTCCATCGTGTAACCGGTTTCAATTCCAAACCAAGTCAGGATTAAATGCAAATAGCTGTTTTGGGAGATACTTCTTTTTGGATGCTTTGCTTTCAATTCGAAAGTTTTTCCTTTAGAAATAAAATATTTCAGCTTTTCTATTGCTTGGTTTTTTTGAAGCTGGTTAGTGGCGTTGTAAATCATAGTATTGTTTTATGTGAATTCTAAATGCTCACCGTTTTTGCAAATTTTTGTTTTGAATGGTTCGCTTTCATTTTCGTTACTAACGAACCTATTAATTTGTTTTTTTTTGCCGTGTTGGCAAGGTCTGTAGTGTATAATATTTTAGCTCAGGTGCGAGCTGACATTCGAATTCGTATTCCAATTATCGTAGTCGTTGTACGAAAAACTGACGCCTGAAGAAGAACTACAGCAACGACACCACACAACCTTAA